CAAAGCATTGGATGAAAATGGAGACAAGTTATTTGATTTAGGTGATAAAAATGCCTTATTAAATAGCGTTGATAGAGAGATATTAGTAAGCGTTGCTACAAAAATCATGGGTCAAGAACCCATTGAGGAAACGAAAAAAAACTAATAAAGGATACTAATTTATATGTGCAATATGCACTAGCTGAAAAACTTGGAAAGACCTTAGAGGAACTCCAACAAATTAGTGTCCAAGAATATCAAGGATGGATAGCTTACTTAGAGTTAGCTGAAGAGAAAAGACAACATGGCAAATAAAAAAGTAAAGTTTGAATTAACCGCAGTTGATAAAACCAAAGCAGCATTTGATAAGGTTACTAAAGGTCTTAAAAGTGTTGGCTCTGTAGCTACTGGTGCATCTAAAGGTGTTGCTGGTATAGGGTTAGCTGCTGCTGCTTCTGCAACAGCATTAGCAGTATTGGTTGATAAATCATTTCAAGCTGTAGACGCTATTGGAAAAACATCAACTCAGACAGGTATAGCTACAGATACATTACAAGCATTTCATTTAGCTGCTAGAGAATCAGGCACTACTATAGAAGGTGCTAATACAGCTTTAATTAAATTTGCAAGAAGTGTTGGTGATGCTCAAAGAGGTGTAAAAACTCAATCAGATATATTTAAAGATTTAGGTGTTGAGTTAAGAAATGCTAATGGCTCTATGAAATCATTTGATGAGATACTAGAAGAAACAGCAAAAGGTGTAACACAACTTGGAGACCAAACAGCAAGAGCAACAGCTTTAGCCAACTTATTTGGTAGACAAGGTGTTGTATTAACTGGTGCTATCAATGATTTATCTGAAAGCGGTCTAAAGAATTTTATTACAAGAGCTAAAGAGTTAGGTATTGTTTTAAGTGAAAAAGTAATAAGAAGAACAGAAGAGTTTAATGATGCTGTAGGCGTTATTAAGATGCAACTAGGTTCTTTTGTTAATAATATAACTACATCATTCTTGCCAGTATTTGAAAAAATGCAAAAATTTATAGCTGAAAAGATACAAAAAATTGTAGATGAAGCTGGTGGTATGGATAAATTAGGTGCGAGAATTGCAAAATCTATTATTGAATTTGTTGCTGTTGGTATAGAAAAACTTGGTATATTTAGAGATGAATTTTCTGATACTTTTAAAAAGATACAAGTTAAGGTTTTAGAAACATCTAATCATTTTATTAAATTTCAACAAGCCATATTAAGCATAATTCCTAAAAAGTTTGCTGGAGAAATAGGTGATTTAGAGCTTCTACTACTAAAAAATGATGTTGCAATAAAAGATTTACAAAATAGTACTACCAATTATGGAAAGGAAGCTAAAGTAACAGCAGATGGTATAAGAAAATATAAAGATGATGTAGATGAATTAATTGGTTCTCAAGATGATGCTACAGACTCTAGTAATGGACTTGCATTAGCAACAGATAATATTGGCAAAAGTTTAACAAACATACAAAGTCCAATAGATATGTTTAAGCAACAATTAAAAGATACAGAAAAATCATTAGATAGTATTGCAGTAAATTCTATGAAGAAATTTGAAGATTCTATTGTTAATGGACTTAAGACTGGTAAGTTAGCATTTCAAGACTTTGCAACTTATGTTGTAGAGCAACTAATAAGAGTAGCTATACAACAGATAGTAGTGGCAAAATTATTAGACCCATTTAGAACTTTTATAGATGATGTCTTTAATGTTGGTGATATTGTAAAAGGAAGCTCTAAAACTTTAGAAGCACCACAAAATATATTAGAAGGATTAATGCCTAAAATAACACTTGATGGTGGCGGTTATACAGGAATGGGTGCAAGAGCTGGTGGTGTAGATGGTAAAGGTGGATTTCCAGCAATACTACATCCTAATGAAACTGTTATAGACCACACTAAAGGACAAGGTATGGGTGCTACAGTAAACTTCAACATATCAACAGTTGATGCTGCTGGATTTGACCAGTTATTAGCATCAAGAAAAGGACTTATAACACAAATAATTAACAATGCCATGAATACTCAAGGCAAAATGGGGATAGTATAATGTCAGGAACTTTTCCAACAGACCCAAATTTTAGAGCCTTACAATTCAAAGACAATAGACCTATATTATTGAATCAAACTTTATCAGGCAAAAAGTCAGCAAGACAAATAGGTGCACAATACTTTTCCTTTACAGTGCAAATGCCACCAGTTGACCAATTAAAAGCACAGGAAATATTTGCATTTCTATCTAAACAAAAAGGTGGCTATGAAAACTTTGATATAACCGCACCATTAAACAACAAAGGAACTAGTCATAGTGAAACGGATATTCTTGTTAATGGTGCAACATCAGCAGGTGCAAGTGCTGTGCCTATGGATGGTTTTTCACATACCAATCATGCATTAAGAGCAGGTGACTTAATTAAGTTTGCAGGTCATTCAAAAGTTTATATGGTGCAAGATGAGGTAACAGCATCAGGCGGTTCTGCCACTGTTAATATATTACCTAATTTAGTAGCTGCTCTATCAGACAATGAAGCTGTAACTGTTAATAAACCAAGTTTTAAAGTATATCTTGAAAATGATGAAATAATGTATTCAACAGATGCAAGTGGTTTTTACAGTATCTCATTTGATGTGAGAGAGGTCATTGAGTAATGCCAAGAAGCTTATCAGCAGCTTTACAAACTCAAGTATCTGCTCAACAAACTAAAACAGCATTTCTTGTAGAACTAAATCTATCTACTGTTATAAGACTAACTGACTTTTATAGAGACGTTACTTATGATTCTAATTCTTATGAAGCTGGTGGCTCTTTTCTGACAGTAGACTCAGTTACAGAAACGGGACAATTACAGATAGATGAAATTAATCTTGGTTTTTCAAATGTAACTGACCAAGTAAGAAGTTTGGTTCAAAGCGGTGCATTTACAGATAAAACAGTAGAAATAAACTTAGCCTACTTTGATGAGAATGAAACTTTAGTAGGTGCTATAAATTATTTTACAGGTCAAATTAGAAGCATATCTATTTCAGAAAGTATAGATAATTCAATTATTTCTATGACCGTTGCTTCACATTGGGCAAATTGGAATTTAACAAAAGGTAGACATTATTCAGATGAATCTCAACAAGCAGAATATTCAGGTGATAGAGGTTTGGAATTTGCCACACAGGTAAAATCAGATGTAAGGTGGGGTTCATAAATGTTAAACGCTATTTTTAGTTTTTTTAGAGAGGTTGGTGGTGCAGTAGTTTCGGCTTGGAATAATGCTAAGACCTTAGAAAAAATAAACATGGTCTTCATGGCTGTTACCACTGCTGTAGGTGTTAAAGGATTCTTACAAGCAAGGCAAATGCTTTCAAAAGGTCAAGACATCATGGCTAACAAAACTGCTGCTGGTGGCAAGATACCAGTTATCTATGGAACAAGAAGAGTGGGTTGTCAGGTTGTTTACATGGATACAGCACAAAACAGGTCAAAGGACTTGTTTGTTGTTTATGCAATATCAGTTGGTGAATGTTCAGAGATTGTTCCATCATCAATAGAAATAGATGGCAATAGTATTCTTGATGGAAATATTTACAAAGGCGGTGGTTATGTGGGTTCGGATAGAAATGGTCAAACTGGATTTAGCCATCATCAACCATTAAATACTGCATCTCAAGTTGGTGATGTTCAATACTCAAACGCAGGTACTTTAGGAACTAATCCAGCATTAAGATATTCTTTTGTATTTAACTTGCATCATGGTGCAGACAGTCAAACAGCAGACCCTATGCTAAGAGCATCCATACCTACTGAATGGACTACAAATCATAAGTTAAATGGCATCTGTTACATAGCAGCAGCCTTTGATTACGATAAAAAGGGTATGTATAAAGGCGTACCACAAATAACAGTACAAGTTAAAGGTAAGAAAGTTTACGACCCAAGAGATACAGGTCAGACTTTTGGCGATGCTTCTACCTATCAATGGTCAAGCAATCCAGCTCTTTGTTTTCTTGATTACATTATTGATGATTCTTATGGTAAAGGTTTAGCAGAATCACAAATCAATATGACTACTATTGGTACTGCTGCTGATATATGTGACGTCAAAGTAGAACAACCTTACTATAATGATGATTATCAAGATGCTACTTGGAGTGGTGATTCAGGCGATGATTTTATTGTTATAAACGACAATTCTGATTGGTGGCAAAACAAAGTAGATGAGGTTATAGATATTAGAGATGCTAGTGATACTTTAATTTTTGATGGTGTAGATATTAAAGGCAATACACGTTATGAATTTTATGATGCTACTCAGGAAAATAGATTATATATAGATGATACTCTATCAAGCACCTACACAAATGAAGCTGGTAGTTTTAAAGCTAAAGTTAAAAGATTTCATTGCAATGGCTATATTGACACTAATAAAAATGTCATGGATAACGCTAAAGAATTACTTGCGAATATGCGAGGTATTCTTAATTACGTTAATGGTAAATATGAATTACAAATAGAAGATACAGGCTCTTCTACATTTAGTATTACTGATGACCACATTATTGCTAATGCTGGTATATCAGTTGATTATGGTAATAAAGATAAGAAAGCAAACAAAGTTGTTGTAGAGTTTTTTAATGCAAATAAGAAATACGAACTAGATACAGCTACAGTTTTACATGATGCTACACCTGAATACTATTCAGATGATGGTGAAGTACTAGAAATAAAAGCTGAGTTCCCTTATGTAACAGACCCATATATTGCTTATAACATGGGTAAGGCTATTTTAACTAGAAGTAGAAATCAGACCACTATGCAGTTCTTAGGAACTCCTGAGATGTATAAATTGAATGTAGGAGATATTGTTGACCTTACCTATGCAGGACTTGGTTTCTCAGGCAAGGTATGCAGAGTAGAAGCATTAGAATTACAAGCAAATGGACTTGTATCTGTTAGCTTGATTGAATATTTTGATGTCTATACATGGGAAGTACCAGCTCAAGAATCAGTTGAGATATTAGCCAAGATACCAACCATAGGTGCTTTAAAACCACCACAGGCAAACAGCATTGTATTTACAGATACTGATGCTTCAGCAATTAATAGACCTACTTTAACTTGGACTGAGCCAACTGATTTTCCAGTAAGACAATATAGAGTAGATGTAGTTGATAGTTCAGCTAACAATGTTTTTAGTAAAATAGTAGATACACCTTCAGTTGATTTGGCTTTCTTGCCCAAAGGCTCTAACTATGAAGCTAGTGTCACAGCTTTCAATGGCGTTGGAATTGAATCTAACGCATCTACTAAAACATTCACCATTGCAGATGACCCAGTTAAGACCAGTGAAGTAGAAATAGGTAGTGAAACTCTTTCTAATGTTATTGACTATGGAACTATATCAGGTGGCGGTACATCAAACTTTTTTCAAATAAATACTAGATTAGATTTAGAGGATAGATTTATTTGGAACTCAAATGGTACTAATCACTGGTCATTAGGTACTGGTGGAGATGATGATGTTAATTTATATATTGAAGGTTCAGCAGATAAACTTATAACATTTAAAGACGAAAGCTCTGAACTAGGAAGTGTAAAGCTAACTTTTGGAGATGATGTTGGCGGAGATTATTTTGCAGACTTCATAACACTAGAATCTGATTGGACTAATGGCTATGTAACAACTGGAAGTGCTGAATCAAAATTTTATATCAAAGGCAAGGGTTATGATGGCTCTACAGCATCAGGAACAATAGCAACCTTTACATTCACATCTGCCAATGGCGTTGGCACTCCATCCGTTGATTTACCAAAGACTGATATTGCTGGTAATTTAACTGTAACTGGTAATAGTGATTTGGTAGATGTTGTTATAGATGGCGATGCTACAATTTATAATGACTTAAGTGTGCAAGGAATAATTAATGCCACTACAAGTAGTATAAGAATTAGAAATAGAACACCATCTTCAGCTACTGCAACAGGTACAACAGGAACAATAGTATACGATGCAAACTACATCTATGTATGTGTTGCAACAAACACATGGAAGAGGGTAGCGAT